GGCCAGAGACAGCAGCGGTAATTTTTCCGCTGGCACGATCACTGGTACGCTCACCGGAACAGCGTCGGGGAATCTCCCTCTGACCGGCGGCGCACTGACCGGCGCGGTGACCAGCTCTTCAACGCTCGATGTCACCGGCACAGGGCATTTCAGCGGATCCTTGTCGGTCTCGCAGGGCGTGACACTTCCCAGCTACACCCCTGGGACTACGACGAACGCGCTGTACAATGCTGGTGGCACGCTGTCGTGGAATGGCTCTCCGGTTGGCGGTTCGGTTGGCGGTTCGGTGCTGTCGATTGAGGCGTTTGGTGGCGGGACGGGGGTGGCGGATAACACGGCGGCGTTCAACGCGATTATGGCTACAGCCTCGTCATCAAACCCAAGAATAGTTGTGCTTTTTGGGAAAGGAATTTACAATTTTTCTTCACAACTTAGCATAACCGTACCGGCGGGAGCCCCAAGCCCAATAACCAGCGAAAATCTCCCTGGTGGGGTAGTCCTGGTTGGCCAAGGTAAAGCCGTAACAGAACTTTCATGGACAAATGCAAGTGGTGGTATAGCCGCTGGGTTCTCGTCATCCGCACGTACTGCCGCGTTTGAAATACACGATTTGGCGCTAAGCACGACGCAATATGGGGGCGGAACACCTTTAGCAGTTACCGGCGGAACAAACGGTAACGCTCCGACTTGGACAACAAGAATTTCAAACGTAGATATTCGCGGAGCCGATGGGTTTCGGCTCCTGCAATATTGGACTAATGGTATCACGCTAAGTCAAACATGGAATGTGTTCATCGACAATCTATATTATTCTGGACAATCACAGGGATCATATTCTACCTTTGGGGTTTCTATTTCTGGTACGACTGGGTTTGCGGTAATGAATGTTACCAATTCAACATTCAACTATTGTAATGTCGGGGCGCAAATCGGTTCGTACGGCCAAGGTTACTCTTTCATCGGGTGCAACTTTAACTCTAATCCAACAGCAGGCATTTACATCCCGTCTAGTGCAACCGGAACGGGAAACGATCAGATGTTGGTTGTCAATTGCCAATTTGGGGTAACGGCCAGTGCGATAGGTATTAGAGATGACGCCGGGGTTGAAAATATTCAACTGTCAAATAATCTGTTTGTCTTGGGTACAGACGCCCAATCCGTTCGGCTGAATCCTGGAAACTTGTTTGCGATTACCGGAAATGGATCTATTAGTCCTGCCGGGGGGACAACACATTTCAATATTGTCTCGAATGCTTCTGGAAGAGGTGGAAGCATATCTGGTAACAATATATACGGCGGTGGGAATATAGGAATACTACTTGGGTCCGGTACCAACGGTAACGTTATTGGAATAAATAACATTTCAAGTGGTGGGACGCCAATATCTGATAGCGGATCCGGGAATCAATATGTGGGGAATCCCGGTTCTGACTCAAAACTTGGAAATATCAATCTTACTGGTGCAGTTGTTGTCGAGGGCGGAGCTGTAGCAACAAGCAAATCATACCTTCAAATTAACGTCGCGGGAATTGCGTTGCCGAACGGAGCGGAAATAAATTGGTATGATCCATGCGGTAATCCGCTCTATGGATTTTCAAATGTTGGCGATAATATTATTGTAGGTGGACCTGGTGTTTCGGCTTTCGCCGTGCAAACTGCTGGAGGCAACGGGTTAATATCCAATATTGATGGGCATGAACTACTCGGTGGTCCAAACAATCGTTGGTCCTCCGGCTGGACAGTCACCGGCATGATCCAAACCTCCGACGAAACGCAGAAAACTGACGTCAAGCCCTCTGATCTTGGGCTGAATTTCATCCGCCTCCTGGAACCTATACGCTTCAAGTGGACCGAGGGAGGCAAAAAAATCATCACACCGGCCGTCACGGCTAAGGCCGCTGTGACTGATGAGACCGGCGCGATCATCACCCCGGCCGTGGCTGCGGTTCCTGCCGTCACCGAATCCGTCCCCGGAAAGCGTCGCCACTATGGCTTCGCGGCCCAGCAGGTCCATGACGCTTGGGTCAAGGCCGGGGCGGAGGATTTCGGCGGATGGGTCAAGACAGACACGACGGACCCAAACAGCACCGAAGCCCTGCGCCCGGATCAGATCACTGCAACCGCTGTCCAGGCCATCAAAGAACTTGATGCTCAGGTGCAGACTGATCGTGCGGATATGCTCGCCCTGCAAAACATCGTCGCCGCACAAGCTGCTGAAATCGCGGCTATGATAGCCGCGTTCGCGAAGTGACATAAACCGAAGCATAAGGAAAAATCATGTCAAGCATTTCTACGCCACCCCCCGATATCCCCATTGCGGCGCTGGCCCTGATCCGGGCGGCGGAAGGCTGCCGTCGTGAGGCTTATCAGGACGTGGCCGGGGTTTGGACCATCGGCTACGGCCACACCGGCACGGAAGTCAAGCCCGGTCTGACCTGGAGCGAAGCTCAGTGCGAAACGGCGTTACGCGCCGACGTCAAACGGGCCGCGGCGGCCGTCGATCATTTGGTCACCGTACCGCTGAACGTCAATCAAAAGGCGGCGCTGATCGACTTCGTCTTCAATCTCGGCTCCGGCCGGTTGGCCGAAAGCACGTTGCTACGCAGGCTCAATGTCCGGGACTATGTCGGCGCCGCAAGCCAATTCGGGAAATGGGTGCGGGCGGGCGATCACGTCCTACCCGCGCTGATCAAACGCCGCGAGGCCGAGCGCCGGCTGTTTATCGGTGCCACCGAATAATCATCCACAAACCACACACAAACAGAGGTCTTTCATGTCCAACGAAAACATCACGCTTCCCGTCGTGTCGGTCAATAACCTGCTGAACATGTTGGCCGAACTGCCGCATAAGTTCGTCGCTGGTCCAATCGGTTACCTGCTGCAAGAAGTCCAAAAGTCACAGGCTGCTGTGGCGCCGGTGGACACCCCGCCAACTCCCGAAACGGCCGTTGGACAGGCGTAAATGGCAAGCCATAAGCGAATATGCGGTATAAGGAAGGAAAGGATTATGGATCCGGGAAGCAAAGAATTAATCGACGCGCTACAGTCCGAAATTAGCAGAGTAATACAGGTCGGAACGGCCATTGTCATCGGAGTTGTCGGCGCAATGAAATGGCTGCTTGCCATCATCGCTAAGTCAAACTCCTCGGCCGCTGAAGCCGACCAGCGCGTTCATGCGCGTATTGACGCGTTTATCGAAAAAGTGTCTGATGGTCGCCAGACAGACATGCAGCGTATGTCCGAGAAATTCGACGAGATGCGCGATCATCTCGACTTGATCAAAGAGAGCATGATCCGCGCGGTCTCCGGATCGTGCCGACACCACGTCCTACCGCCCCCTAACGACTAAGGTGAATATTGTGAATCTGTGGACACTTATTACAGGTATCCCCGGTATCGGGCCATATCTGCCGACGATCGCGGCTCTCATCTCGGTGGGGGCTGCGATTGCAACCGTATTGCCGCCCCCGTCCGCGAACGCCGGGCGGGTTTATCGCGGTATCTACACCATCGTGAACTGGGTTGCCCTGAACATCGGGCAAGCCAAAAACTGCGCCGCGCCAGCAAAAGCAGCGCCGCAAGCAGGATCGCCCATGTCAACGACCGCAGCCGGTCTCGTTATCCTACTGACGATTGCCGCCGTCGGCGTTCTGTCCGCCTGCGCCAACGGGCAGTTGTCGCCGCAAGCGCAAACCGCCATCACCATCGGGTGCGCTCTCGACAGTAACGTTCCCACGGCGATTAAAACTGCCGACGCCATCGCCACTATCGTAGACCCGGCCGTGGGGGCCGCGATCACCACGCTTTCGACGGCCGATGCGCTCGTCCATCCCGCTGTCACCGCTGCCTGCACGGCGGCGCTGGCGGGCAGCAAGCCCGTGGCGATTGCCACCAGCCCATAATCTGAGCCAGTTTGCCGAGTCAGCATCCTCACTGGATGCTGACCCGGCGGCAGGAGAACAATCTTGCTCACCAAAGTTCTTTCCCTCTCCGGCGGCGGCACCTGGGCGCTAATCGAGGCGATGGCGCTCGACCGCCTCTATCCCGGTCAGTACGGACGCGCCATCCTCAAACGGTTTGATCTGGCCACAGGTTCAAGCGGCGGCTCGATCGTGCTGGGCGCCTTGCTCTGTGATTACAGCCCGGCGGAAATCGTCGCAATGTTCACCGATCCGGCACGGCGCGGCAAGCTCTATGTCCGGACGCATCAAGCCATCGTCGCCAAATGGTCGGCTGCTGCCAAGCGAACCGGCCTGAATGAAATCATGGGCTATACCGGCACGCTGCCAATGCGCGAACTGCCGGACATTAGCCCGTGCCGGATCGTGATTCCAACCTTTGATGCCGGATCAAAGCGGGCCGTGATCTGGCGCAGTTACGACAGTCTGATCGCGACAGGTGACGATGATGCGTCGCTGGTCGAAGTGATCAATGCATCATCGATGGCACCGATCACCTATTTCGACGATCCGGCCGTAATCGGCGGAATGAAGCTGTGGGATGGCGGCGTTGCTGGCGACAACACACCCGCCCTGTTGGGCGTGCGTGAGGCGATGGCCCTGGGCGCCACCGATATCGCGGTGTTGAGCATCGGTACGGGCGGCAACTGGCGCCCCGATGGCGTGCCGCAGCATGGCGAAGACAAGATCCTGTTTCAGCCCGATCCCGATCTGTCGGCGATCGGCGCGACCAGGATCATCGCCACGGCGGTGCTTGATGATCCGCCCGACGCGGCGACGTTGACCGCTCATGTGATGACCGGCGGGCGTTGCATCGTGCTGAACCCGGTGTTGCGGCCCGTGCGGGTTGGTGACACCTGGACGCTGCCGCGGGGATATGATGCCCTCGGCGGTGTCGAAGCGTTCAAACGCCTGATCAACCTCGGCATGGACGCGACGGCGCAGGACGATGTGGATCTGATAGCGGATTGGGCGGGGCAGTGGTTGGCGGGGGCGGTGCCTAACCAGGCGGTGTTGGCGGACCCGCTCACCGGGGATTGCCAGATCGGACAGACGACGTTCCCCGATGCTGCGGCTGTTTGGGCAGCTTTGGGCTGAGACGCCACAAACGACGAAGCCGTTCTTCCACTAATTTTAGTGGGTCAACCTTTTCTATACCGCGTCCCGCGCCACCCCTCCGCAGCAATCGGAAAATCCTTCGCCCATTGTGGCGGGGTACACATGATCTTGACAACTTTTTCGATAGACCCAAAACCAAGGGGCACTTCGCACACTATTTCATCATACACATGAGCAGGGGTGTAATACCCCTTAGCGTTCAACGTCTTTAATGATTCGACAAGGAGGTCGCGGCACGTGGCTTGCGTCATGTTTTCCGCGAGCTTTCCGCCGTATGTTTGCTCCCGACTCCACTTCGTCTTGTTTATAGCGTCTACGCCCATGTAGCTTAGCTCATATTTTTCTTTCCCCCATGGCGTTTTGACCAATTTTACTTCGGGATACGGATAACACAAACACCGTCCGCTCGGCAACTGCACCCACAAAAACGAGCCGGATTTCACGAATTTAATCTGCCGACCCACTGCCCCCGCTGAAAAAATCGTTCCTGGTTCGAGCACAGCCTGCGTTGCGGCTGTTTCCAATTTCAACCAGTATCCCACCGTTATCGCGTTATCGACGCGCCATAGTTGCTTTGCGATATCACTTGCTATGAAAAATTCTCGCGACATTTTGGGAAAATTCGCCAAACGTTCTCGGCACGCACTTTCCGAGTAGCTCCGTTGGTCATCGTCAGCAATATCCCATAAAACGTCATACAACTGCGCCATATCAACGCGGTACGTTTTTGCCATTTTCGACAACGCGCCAACGCCGCCTCCGTATCCCATACTGAGCACGAGCACTTTCCCGCCGCTCCGTTCTGCTTTATTCTTCTTCCCTATTTGGCGACCGTACATACGGCTCGCAGCCGTACAATAGATATCCGGTAATTCTGGATGTGCATCTCCGCGCCGAAAAACGCGCAACACGTCTTCCTGCCCTGCCAACCAGGCGATCCCCCGCGCCTCGATGGCGGACAGATCCGCCGCGATTAAATCGTGTCCGGGGGGCGCGCAAATGAACCCGCGCACACTGTCCGCCAGCGCCTGCAATGGCGCCCCGTAAACCGTCCGGATATAGTCGGCGCAAGTCTGCGGCGCCACGTCGGAAGACAGACTCTCGAAAACCTCATCAATATCCTGTTGCTTCAGCATCTCTGGCCGGGGGAGATTAGTCGTCTGGATCCGGCGCCCGGTCCAGCGCCCCGTGCTGGCGCCGTGGTATTGCAGTGTCCCTCGCACCCGGCTGTCCGCGCAGGCGCCTTCTTCCATCGCCTTAAGTTTAGCCAGAGACGACTTTGCGCCTTCCTGCCGCAGCAGCAACGCTTCCCGCACCGGCGTAGGAAGATCCGGCTGCTCCAACAGATCGACAATGTCGCCCTTGGCTACGCCCGGCAGAACGACGCCTTGTTGTGCTATCCACGCAGTCAGTGCGGCCACAGACGTGCATTTGGCCGCAGCGCCTTGGGTGACGGCACGCATCTCCTCGTCCAGTCGTTCTTGTTCACAGGCGACTATTTGGCGAGCTTTACGGATGGATTTAAGATCGATATAGGCTCCTCTGTTATTGATTTCCTGATCCAGCGCCCATAATTCCTGTTCAGCAGGAATCAGGGGCAGCAGGCGCTTCTCAAGTGCCTGCTCTACAACGCTATCCTGTAGGCAATAGCTGTAGAGCCGCTCACGACGCACAGCCTCCCCCCACCACACGACCACGGTATTGTCTGCCAGGATCGTACCGAGATTAGGGTCAGCCAAGGCCGACGCCCGGTCTTCTGCATACGTTTTGTCACCCGGAATAACGATGCGCCTTGGCTTGGCCATTTTCAGCATGTTCGCCTTGCCCGCCGTGTCCTTACGGTCCTCAAGGTCCAGGGACCCGGCCGCGCCGTCCAGGCTGCCCGGTAACGACATGGCGTAGGCCATCGCCATGGAGCACCGATACCGCGATAGCGGAATCACCGGCCAGTTGTGCAATCTCGTCATGACGGTGCGCGCAATGACTTGCTCGAAGGCCGCGTTGTGCGCCATCGCAGCCCAGTCGTCGGATTTCGCGCAAGCAACGTACTCCGGCGGGCAGGGCTTCCCCGGAATCCAAAGTTGCACGGGTCCATCATCAATCGCATACGACATGCACCAGACTTTAGTGCTTAGGTCTTCGGCGTATTTATGCACGCCAACTTTTCGTAAATCGGCGGCACTTGCGGTTTCAAAATCATGGTGGAGTGTGGGCATTGTGCCTTCCTATCGGAAAATATTAAGTTCAGCCAGTTCTTTTTCCGCGATATAGCATCGCGACTGGCAACGGTCCAACTCAAGCACCGCGTTATCTAGTTCCAGTAGCCGTACCTTCAGTTCTTTTTCAGAGATATCATATTGCAAATGCCAAAGGTTCGCCTCCGTCAGCAGTTCACGCCGCTCTTCTTTCCGTTCCCGCAACAGTTTAGCCTGTTCTTCTTTCCGTTCCCGCAACAGTTTAGCCTGTTCTTCTTTCCGTTCCTTTTCCACAATATCTTGCTTATTTTCCGCAATATCTAGCTGCGATCGCCAAATGGCACTCTCTTTTTCCGCAGTCTCGCACTGCGATCGCCAAAGGTTCGCCTCCGTCAGCAGGTCATCCCGCTCTTCTTTCTGTTCCCGCAACAGTTTAGCCCGTTCTTCTTTCCGTTCCCGCAACAGTTTAGCCTGTTCTTCTTTCCGTTCCTTTTCCGCAATATCTAGCTGCGATCGCCAAATGGCACTCTCTTTTTCCGCAGTCTCGCACCGCGATTGCCAATTTTCCATGATCTCCAAATCATGCAGCAGTTCATCCCGCTCCCGCAACAGCCGCTCGACATCGGGGTTGCCAGCATTCCGTAGCTCGACGGACAAAATGTCATCATCGGATAGACACGGAAATCCAGGATCCCACGCCATTAGCCGAAAATCCCCGTACCAAGAACAGAATCGTATGTTTCGAGCATCTCTTGTTCTGCATCCCGATCCGCCTTGTCTTTTTTTCGGAGAGCAATAATCTTCCGGAGAGCCTTCGTGTCAAAGCCAGTGGATTTGGCGTCTGCGTACAATAAGTTGATGTCTGAACGAACCGCGTCGCCATCTTCGTTAAGTTTCTCTATGCGGACAAGATAGCTCTTCAGCTTGTCGCCCTGAATGCCTCTGTTGTCACCAGCGTTTGCCATTTTTTTACTTCCCCCGAGATAGTGGCGGGGTTTCCCCCGCCACATTACGCCAGATATTCGTTAGCCGAAAAGACCCGTTGCGTCATAAACAGCGGCACCGGCCACGGGTGCAAAAGCCCCGAGTTTGGCGCGGCCACTCCCCCCACCAAGTGGTTCACCATCCGCGACTTGCTGGATTCCCTTCAGCGAAAAGGACACGCCCTTGCCGCCGGTGGGATGTTCCCAGGCAAACGCCCCGGCTATAGCGATGCAATATGCGCCGGAATAGATGATAGCCGGGTCCAAAGTCGGTTGGCCATTGGGTCCGACGATAAGGGGTTGGATCTTATTTGACAGACTGAGATAGTACCCGCCAAGCTCGGCACCGGGGAGCAGATCGCCGTTTGCGTCCAATAGCGTCGCCTGTTCTCTGATCAACAGCTTGAAGTTTGGGTGGGCAATAATCTTTGCGGCATTGCCGTGCCATAGCAACTCAGCAGCTTTGCGCGCCGCAACTTTGATTGGGGTCAGATCCGTGCCGGGCGCAAAGCACGCCCTCACGGAATAGAGCATCTTGCCGGAGGTATCCCCCTTCACTGCGCGAGGCTCGAATACGGACACATACCACGCCCGAAATTGCGGAATCTTTACTTCGATTTCAGCCATTTTCTTTGTTCCAAGTTACACGTTTCGTTTTCGCAGGATGCGCGGTACGAACGGTTAAGAACCGATTCCTTATGCAATCACACAACCGGCGAAAACTTCGCCAGCAAATTCTCGCTAACAGGGTCCCGTGCATCCGTCAACGGAGCATATTCGGTGCCCGGTGATGTCTTGCCGACGTAATCGGCCAGCATTTCGGCAAAACGTTTCTTGCCAAGCAGCGCCTCAATATCGCCGATACCTTTCAGATCTGCCGGTTTCAGGATTTCGTCTTCGGCGAATCCTTCGCTAAGAAGCACACGTTCGGCTCCCGCCTCGTCAACAAAATACCGTTTTCCGGCTTTTGCGACAATTTTCCGTTCCGGAATCTCGGTCCCTTTGCGTAACTCCGTTGCTATCATTTCTTCCATAGCTTTTACCCGGCCTTTAAGCAAGGGCAGCACTTTCAAAATCTCAAGCAACGTTGTTCCGGACACTGCCGATTTCGCGCGAGGCAAAGCAACGGCGTCCGTGGCCTCTCTAAGCGCGGGGCAGAATGCCGCAGCGGGACACCACGTTCCCCTGCAATGTTCCCCGACAACCAGCGAGGCGTCCGGGTCTTCAGTGGCGAGGGCCCGTTCCTGCAACCAGGCCCCAAATTCCAGCAAATCAACGCTATCAACGTGGTCCCATGCCGGAGCACCGCTACCAATGCGAGGTTGAACAATCGCAACGTGAACCTGATCCACTCGCCGATTGTCTTTCGCGAATGCAGCGCCCAGCGCGTAGTATCGGATTTGGAGATTGTCAATTGCCGCCACGAGCACCCCGGCCCCGTGCTTGTAATCCATAACCCATAAGTCGAAGGTGTCCGGATCATAGATGGCAACGTCTGCTGTTCCCCATAGGTCGGGATGCAGCGCGGTCAAGTGGAACCGGACTTCAATCGACAGTTCTCTCTGTGGAAAACCAACGGTCAGTTCGCGGACGGCATCGGTGAACACGGTGACCGCCGCCACCATTTCCTGCGTCACCAAAACCCCTTCGGTAACCGGGATCTTCAGCAACACGTCGTTTGCAACAATGCACCCGAGAAACTGTGATGCTTGTTGGCCGGTACGCAGCGATTGAGAAACGACGGTATGCGCGGCGGTTCCTTCGTTCGCGTATTCAGATGCGTCAACCATTACCGCGTCGCATAGCCGCACGCTGCCGGGACACGTTGTCCAGCGTTTTGCGCTGCTTGCGCCTAGTTTGGAATGCTCGGTCATAATTTTACCTTGCCTGCTTCCTAATTTGTACGCACAAGTGCGCACGGGTTTAGTTCACGGTTCACCGACCGCAGTTTCACCGCCTCTTGCGAAGCGGCCAGCGCTGCAATCTCCCCATGCGTTGTCGCCGGGTCACCCAGCGATGGTTCGGGCCAAGCCGACCCTACCATGTCCGCTTATGTGTATGATCGCGCACATTTTGTCATGCTAAGTCATGCTCTCAGTTTTTCTTGCACGGCGTCATAGAACGCCTGCCGTTCGGCTTCAGGGATCTTTGACGCCATCTGCCAGCTATGCGTAGCCATCATTGCGTTGGCGCCATCCATACCGACGCCAACCTTTGTGGTAAGCTGTTTCAGCAACGAACGGTTAAAGTCCGCGTATGACGCGCCGTCGTTGGCAGCAGTGTATGCGGCATACGCAGCCTCATATGTCAGCGTCATTTTGCCTGTTTTCGGATCTGAGTCCAGGTGGTCGAAGGCGCCCGAGTCCAAACCGCTTGCCTGCGCCGCTGGGTCCTGTTGAGATTGCGCCACTGTTGCAAGGATAACTTCCTCGGCTAAAACCTCCTCCACCCACGATCCGCTATGTCGTGCGGCCTCCATCTCCGCCTTGGTACGCCGATGCCGTTTCTTGCGCTCAGCCGTCTGTTCCGCTGTTTCCCCGACAGGCGCGACGACATCCGGCGCGACATCTTTCCAGACGGACGTGTCTTCTTCTTCCTCGGGCGCTACGGCGGTCATGCCATCTTCAGTGAGCGTGCGTACCTCGGCGAACAACAAACTAAGAAGCTGTTTACGAGTGTCGGCACCGTCTTCACCGTCAATTTCAATTCTAATCGTCATCGTATTTTTCCTTTCGTTACTTCGCGTTAGCTACTTCGCCGCCACATGCGGCGTATCCCGCCATGTCAACCCACCCGTCAATATCGTCGGATTTCGCATGCAACCGCGCGTTTTTAAGCAACACCATCATTCGGGCCACTTCTTCGGCACGCAGTGCCCCCGGTTTCCGATTCCCTAGGAACACGTCCCAATACGCGGCGACGGTTTTGAAATTATCTTCCGGTTCGCCGTAGCTGTTATTCCGGTCTTCCGTGACGCCTTTGCGCGCGAATTCGAGAATTTGCATACGGGTGGTTCGGGTTTCCGGCGAGACTTCCTCGACCAGATCCAGATCGCAGACACCGAAAAAAGTTCCGGCATCCGTCCAAACTACCGAGCCGCTACGCCACGGTCGATCCTCGTCGAAAGTGGGATCCATAGGTCCGTAAACGTGTCCATCCCTCGCACGATAGTAGCCCCCTACTCGCATCACAACCACGGCTCATGCTCCCGTTCAGCCTCAGCACAGAGGCGATCCAACTTGCGAAACAATAGATACCATCCTATAAAACCGGCAATAGCACCGACCAAGTACCACATCACCGCAATCCAGCCAGGATCAAGCCGCGAACCCACCGCGAGAGGAGCGCACTATCTGCGCGGACGCTTGCACTCGCAATATACCGAAGGATATTTAATCTGCGGTATGTCAGCATATCCGCTTTGCAGGTACATAGCGCGTAACGTTTCATGTTCTTATTTCCTCCAATCCGTCCGTGAAAGCACCATCGCACACATAGCGTACCTATGCAAACTTATTTTAACGCTACCACGTTATTTTTATGGGCACCGGGAACCACCAGCGCCAACTTAGCAAGACCTTTTCTTCGCGCTTCAGTGGCTTAAATCCATCCCCAAAAGGCCACACAAACTCTGTTTGCGGATGGTCGGCAGTACATCGGCGGTGACCCACTTCCTGAACCATTTGACCTCGCTGACCAGCAGCAAGCTGTAGAGGCCACTTTCGTTGATGACATCCATATCCTGGGTGTCGTTAGTAACGACATTCTTTTCGTCGTCGTCCAGCATGGCCACGGCCTGACTGCTGTTGCCAATGTCAAGCATCTGGCACACGTCGGCGGCTACGAGCCATGCATCTCCGCCAATCTTGACGACGCGGACTTTGGCACCCGCGATGCCGAAGGAAACGATGGCAGCAGGTAAGCTATGATCGGTCATGATTTTACCTTTCATCATCGGGAGAAGGCGGCGGCAATACCGATAACGCCCAAAGGTCCAGGTCTACCGTGAAATAAATTGGGACCCCGCAAAATCCCCAAAATTTCGGCCCGCCGCCAATCTTTGCGAGTTTAACGAGCGAGCCTTTGTCTGATGGATAAATGCCCCAAGTGTCTCTTAGATAAAAAGCGGCCGCACTGCGGCGAAGGCACAGTGGTGTTGCCTTCACATCGTCGGCCTCTGGTTGCTCTGTCATAGTGTTACTTTGCCTCCTTACGGATAGTCGGCAGCACGTCGGTGGCGACCCACTTCTTAAACCGCTCGGCCGAGGGCTTTCGGCTGGTCATCATCAAACGGTAAAGTCCGTTCTCGCTGATGACCCCTAAATTTTGCGGGCCACCATGTGTAGCCAGCATAAGAGTGTCCTTTTCGTTATCGTCCAGCCGTGCCACGGCCTGACGGTTGTTGCCGATGTCAAGCGCCCGACACACGTCGGCATCCACGAACCACGGTTTGCCCTTCCGATTGGCAACGCGGACGGCGACGCCTTCGAAGTCGAAAGAAACGATGTTATTCATAATTTTACTTTGCCTCACGATCTGAAGATGGTGCCTTCGGCGGCGACAATATCAATAACGCCCAACGGTCCAGGTCTGGCGTGCGATAAAGCGGGACCCCGCAAAATCCCCGAAATCTCGGCCCACGGTGATACTTTGCGAGCTTGGCGAGAGCGTCCGGTTTACGGGTAATGCCCCACTTGTCTTTCAGATATCGCGATGCATCCTCGCGGCGAAGGAGGCGCGGCGGTTCCTTAACCTTGTCGGCCTCTGGTTGCTCGATCATAGTGTTACTTTGCCTCCTTACGCTCAGGGGTCGGGTGAGCAAGCCAGAGTAATCCGTCGTCGCGCAAAATTGTCACTCGACTTCCGTGTTCCACGACGCGCAACCGGCCCGCGGTGATTTCACTGTAGATATACGATCTGGAAAAACCCGTAACGGTGGCAAACTCACGCGGTGACCAACTCAGTTGGTCTGTCATAGGCACTGCGGCGGTGCTAAGTTTTGTCAAAAGGTCCTCCTAGGTACGCAGTAAGCCCATAACATACGCTATGGACGGCCACAAAACAATACCGATTTTCTAAAATACGCTAAAAATAACCTTGACACCGCATCGCGGATAACGCATCTTCCACTCGCAGACGCTTGCGCTCTCGGTACGACGGATGCGCACCCCCCTACGCAGATGCCGGGTCGATTGCAGCGCAAGCATCCACTAAAGCCGGATCATAAATGGTCCGGCTTTTTTTTGCTCTTGACCGGAACAAAAAAAGGGCTATGAGTGGCCGCCCCACATACACGCAAACGGCGGCACCCATGCCCAAACAAGGCGGTAAGGCAAAATCATTTTCACTCTATGATTTCGACGCTAATTTACGCGCACGGATCGCACGGATCGCGGCCCTAGAGCGGCGCACCCTATCCTCGCAAATCCAGATCCTCTTAACAGAGGCCATTAACCTCCGCTCCAATGATCAGGAGTGAGCTTGATGGCAGACATAAAAGAGTTGATCCCGAAAGCTATCGCGGCGTTCGGCGATCGTAATTTGACCATCGGAATAGGTACTGACGATAAGCACTTGCGTGCAACAGAAGTAACCACGGAATTATTTGCATCGACGATCTTCACTATTAAGGAAGGCGCAAAAGGAGAAGGCGACCGCTGGTCACCTTTCGCTTTTACAGACGGTCACCGGCTGAAAACAAACGCCGAATCTGCCGAACTTATGGTGCTCGACGTTGACATCGGATATCGCCTAGAGGATATCACCTGCCGGTTGGATATCCTCGGCTGGGCAGCGCTGGTCGCCCCTACAGCCTCTTATGGCAAAACAACGAGTCAGGAAGTTCAGACTTGGCGCTATGACGTTTGGGCAGCCAACCACAAGGCGCCGTCCATCACCGAATTCATGGTAGCCGACGGCTGGATGCTGCCATGGCTGGCCGCCACCATCAACGACACCGAACGCGTCACCGTCGCCCGAAAATTCAAACGCGCCGACGGTTCTCCTGCCGAGGTCAATCAAACATATCTAAAGGTCACGCACGACCCTAAACCAAAATTTCGGGTAATCCTCCCACTGGCAAAACCATGGCGTGCCGCAGATTACCAGGATCAGGAGGCAGCGTCCGCCGCGTGGGAGCGTGCGTATCAAAGCGTTGCCGATGCGCTCGAACTCCAACTCGATGAAACGAGCAAAGAGACCGCGCGGCTCTTTTACCTCACACGATGCTCGGAGGACCGCGTAAACGCCGCATTGGGCGCCCGCGCCGTCATGGGTGGCCAACAGTGCGACCCATGGAGTTTGCCTCCCCCTCGACCCCGCGAGCCGCTGCATCTGCCACTGTCGCGGCCATCGTCGCCGCACGATCGCATCCAACACAGCGGCGACAGGATCCATTATCAGGCGACTGACGGCGCCCGGTATGATTTGTCGTCATGGGCAAAAGACCACGCCCGTGATTTTCAGATTGCCGACGCTTTGACCGAACGCGGTCAGATAGAGCTGGATGAACGCGGGAAACATGACGGCAAACTCCACATAGCGTGCCCGTTTGATGACGAACATTCCACCCCAACAGGGGGAGGAACCTTCGTCGTCAACGCCGCTGACACCAAGCGCGCAGAAGGTTTCATCGTCTATTGCGCGCACAACGCTTGTCGATGCCACTCGGACCATGGGCGCGATCGCCTGGAATATCTGGCGAGGATGCTGGAACAAGGGACCCTGACGGTGGAGGACCTGCCGGGGTTGGAGAAGGCGGCCGAGGCTATAGACTGGATGGAGGTCATATCCCCCTCTCTATCTCCGGCCGTGGGTGAAAAGAAAAGCAGGCTATACGTTATCCCTTTTGCGGAATGCGCTGTCGATTTGGGTCAGGTGCCGTTGATTGACGGCTGGCTCGACCAGCGGACGCTGGCAGTAATGTACGGCGACTCTAACGCGGGCAAGACCTTCGTCGCGCTCGACATGGCCTTTCACATCGCAACCGGCACGCCCTGGCTGGGCTGCGAGGTGGAACAGGGGGACGTGATCTATGTCGCGGCAGAAGCGGGACTGAGTATTCAAAAGCGCATCGTGGCGCTTCGGCTGAAACACGGTATCGTCGGAGACATCCCGCTGTGGTTGGTCCCGTGTCCTGTCGATTTGTTGGATCCTACAGCCGATACGCAGGGTCTAATTGACCTGATACAAACGACTACCGGGGGGAAGGCGCGGCTGGTTGTCATCGACACGCTTTCCAGAGCAATGCCTGGCGGCAACGAAAACGCCAGCGAGGCTATGTCGGCGATCATCCGCAACTGCGATCGTATCCGGATCGCAGTGGATGCGACGACAATGCTTGTGCATCACATTGGCAAGGACGCATCTAAGGGAGCGAGAGGGCATTCATCTTTGCGCGCGGCAACCGATACGGAGATCGAAATCAAGGACGGCATGATTCGTACCACGAAGCAGCGTGACGGCGAAATACGAA